GCTGCGGCTTCGCAGCGCGTGGTTCCGGATGCGGGTCAGGCGTTTGGTGCGATTCCGCAAATCGTGCAGCAGGCAATGGGCGTCATGCAGCAATTGCAAGGTATGGGCCCGCAAGATCCGAAGATGGCTGCTCAGATGGCTGAAACGCAGCGCAAGGCTCAGTCCGATCAGGCTCAGATTGCGGTGGATCAGGCTCGCTTGCAGTTGGATCAGGCGAAGATGCAGTTGTCGGCTGCTGAGAAACAGCAGCGTCAGCAGGACAACATGCAGCGCGAGATGATCAAGCAGGATCGCCTTGATAAGCGTCAGGCGGCGGAGCTTGAAGTTAAATTGGTTACGAACCGTGAAGACAACGATACGGCGAAGCAAATTGCCGCGATGGAAGCGATCACGGGCGAGAAAGTGGGTGTATCAACAGGCACGGGTATTAATCCGTAAGGGGTGATTTATGGCAAACGATTACATGAACCAACACAAGATGATGGCTATGGGTATGAACGTATCCGGCCAGAAAATGATCAACGGTGGCTCCAAGAAGGGCATGGTTGATCAGTCGAAGGGTGTTAAGGGCGACCCGAAAGCAACGCCCGCCATGATTAGTAAAGGGAAACAAAATGCATGATTGAACGCATCATTGACGAATTGGAGCTTGCCAAGGCTCGCGTTGCACACGACGCGATGAAGCGGCAGCTAGAAGGGAAGGATGCAACGTTTGAATATGGCAAGGCAGTGGGCACGTATGCCGGGTTGCAGGCCGCGTTAAATTACATTGATCGTCTTCTCAAAGCCGATGAAGAAGACGGAGAGGATTTCTAATGTCAGCTTTAGATGAGGCTTTTCCGAGTGTAGAGCCGGGTTTGATTCCGTTTGGTTCGCGAGTCCTGGTGCAGATTCGCTCAGCAAAAAAGACTTCTGCTGGTGGCATCATTTTGCACACCGAGACTCGTGAGACAGAGATCTGGAACACCCAGATCGCTAAAGTTGTGAAAGTAGGGCCGTTGGCCTTCAAGAATCGCAACACGATGGAAGCATGGCCGGAAGGTAATTGGTGCAAAGAGGGCGAGTTCGTCCGTGTACCGAAGTACGGCGGTGATCGTTGGAAAGTGCCGTTTGGCAAAGACGGGGAAGAAGAAGCCCTGTTTGTGATCTTCAACGATCTCGACATCGTGGGTGGCGTAGTGGGTGACCCGCTTGCCATCAAAGCGTTTATTTGAGGTGAACCATGGCTAACAACCAGATGACCGAAAATGACGGCACTCCAGAGAACGAAGAGTACGTTATTACCGAAACACCCCCTGAAGAAGAGCAGCCGGAGCAGGACGAGGCTCTGGAAGCAGAAGCTTCAGCGGAAGACGACGAGGACGAAGGCGATGAGCGTCTCTCTGCCTCGGACGAAGATGAAGACGACGGCCCGCGTGGCAAGAAGCAGCTAACTCCTGAGGAGAAGCGTGCGCAGCGCCAAAACCGCAAGTTCCGTCGTCGGGCCGCGATTGAGCACAAAGAGCGCGAATTGGCGTTCCTGCGTGCCGAGAACGAAGAGTTCAAGCGCCGCCTAGTGAATGTTGAGAAGCAGACCAGTCAGTTCAATATCTCTGCCGTTGACCAGAAGCTGAACGAGGCTTTGAACGAAGCTCAGTTGGCTGAGCGGATCATGGCGAAGGCTATTGAGCAGGGTCAGGGCGAAGATGTCACCAAGGCACTTCAGATCCGCGACCAAGCTTTGGATCGTGCCCGTCAGCTAAAGGCTGCGAAGGAACAGGCCGAGCGCCCAGCCCAGCCGAAGCAGGGTAAAGATCCCCGCGTAGCCGCGTATGCCCAAGAGTGGGTAAAGTCCAACGATTGGTACGACCCGTCCGGCAAGGATGAGGATTCGGCCATCGTGAAGGTGATCGACCAGCGTCTAGCCGCCGAGGGCTTCAACCCGGCAACGGAAGATTATTGGGTGGAATTGGATAACCGGGTGGCTCGCAGGCTTCCCCATCGTTACGGAGAAGATTCTGTGGAAAAACCAAAATCAGCCGCTAAACGTGGCGGTCCGCCGGTCGGTGGTAAGCGCGAATTTGCGCCGCCGTCTACCCGAAAAGAGGTGTATATCAGCCCTGATCGCAAGCAAGCCCTCATTGATGCGGGCGTCTGGGACAACCCAGAGTTGCGTCAACGCTACATAAAGCGTTATGCTGACTACGATCGTAACAATTCTTCTCGCTAAACAAGGGAGCGAGTTATATGAGCGATGAAAGACTGAAGAAAGTTCTTGGCGAAGGTCGTGAGAGTCGCAGCGCGTATGATCGCGCAGCCACTGAGAGCCGCGAGTTGTCAGACGACGACCGAGTTGAGATGTTTCGACAGCAGTTTATTCAGGCCGCGTTGCCTGATCTGCCGAAGATTCCGGGTTACCACACTTGCTGGTTGACCACCACGAACCCTAGAGATTCGATTCAGGCTAGGATTCGGCTTGGATATGAGCCGATTAAACCGGAGGAGGTTCCCGGCTGGGAATACGTCTCCATCAAGACTGGCGAATGGCAGGGGTTTGTTGGCGTCAACGAGATGCTCGCGTTTAAGCTTCCCATGTCGCTGTACAAAAAGTACATGCAAGCGGTGCACTTCGATGCACCCAATGACGAAGAAGCGCGACTGGCCGATACGAATGAGACGTTCAAGGAACAAGCTCAGCGTATGGGTTCAAGAATGGACGAAGGTGACGGCATGTCGGCCATGCGGGAATCCGCTAAGGTTCGCGCTCCGCAAGAGTGGTGACCTAGCAACTTTATTTAGAGGATAACCAAATGCCTTCGACCAGTGCAGCTTTTGGCCTGCGTCCGGCTTTTAGTCCTTCGGGCATCATCCGTCCCGTCGCTATGACTATTGAGTCGGGCTACAACGCCAACATTCTCCAGTTCCAGCCAGTTGTGATTAGTGCCACGGGCAACATTCAGGCTGCTGGTATTAGTACTCCGTTCGTGGGTACGTTCATGGGTGTCGAATTCACCGACACTGATGGCCGTCGCCGCGTGAGCAACAAGTGGACCGCCGGTACTTCGGCGACCGAAATCGTTGCTTATGTCACGACCGATCCCTCCATCGTGTACGAGATCCAAGCGGACTCGTCGCTCGTTGTGGGTGACATCGGTTCCCAGATGGACTTTGACAGCGTTACGGCTGGCAGCACCACCACGGGCCTCTCGCAGGCTATGTTGGACGTTGCTTCCAAGACGACTACGGGCAGCGCTCTCTGCCGTGTTGTGAACCTCGCTCCCGAGGTCAACAATGCGTGGGGTGACGCTTACACCATCGTTCAGGTCCAGATCAGCGAGCACCAGTTCGTCGCTGACCGTGTAGCATTCTAAAGGAGGACTAGAACATGGCAGTCCCAATGCGTAGTACTGACTTTCGTTCCATTGTTGAGCCTATTCTTAACGAGGCTTTCGATGGCGTTTATGACCAGCGTGCTGACGAGTGGAAGCAAGTCTTCGTCCAGCAGCAGGGCATTCCCCGCAACTACCACGAAGAGCCGGTTCTGTACGGGTTCGGCGCGGCCCCGGAGCTTCCGGACGGCACCGCTGTCACGTATCAGGCTGGTGGCGTGCTCTTCTTGCAGCGTTACGTCTACAAGGTTTATGGCCTTGCATTCGCGCTCACGAAGGTGCTCGTGGAAGATGGTGACCACATCCGTATCGGCCAGACCTATGCCAAGCACTTGGCGCAGTCGCTGATCGAAACGAAGGAAACCCTCTGCGCCAACGTGTTGAACCGTGCTTTCACCCCCGGCTACATCGGCGGCGACGGCGTGACGCTCGTTGCGAACAACCACCCGATTGCGGCTGGCACGTTCAGCAACCAGTTGACGACTCCGGCTAACCTGTCGCAGACCTCACTTGAGCAGATCCTCATTCAGATCCGCAACGCTGTTGACAACAACGGCAAGCGCATCCGTTTGAACCCGGAGAAGCTCGTTGTGTCGCCGTCGAACGTGTTCCAAGCGGAAGTGCTCTTGAAGAGCGTTCTCCGTACTGGCACGGCTGACAACGACATCAACCCGGTGAAGTCGATGGGCCTCCTCGCTGGCGGCCAAGCCAACCTCTCGCGTTTGACCTCGACCACTGCTTGGTGGGTGAAGACGGACGCGCCGGAAGGCTTGAAGCTGATGATGCGTCGTGGTCTTGAGAAGAGCATGGAAGGCGACTTCGAGACTGACTCAACTCGCTTTAAATCGACTGAACGTTATGCCGTTGGATTTACAGATCCACGCACAGTGTTCGGCACGCCGGGCGTGTAAGTCCTTGATTTGTAAGGGATTTTTTCTCTAGACAAATCCTTGCCCGGTGCTGCGTGATGATAGCCAACTTGGAAACAGGAAGGCAGTCATGCAGACACCGGGCAAGTTTTATATACAAGGGAGCAAAAGCTCCTTTATTTTTTTCTTGTTATGGCTTATACTTCTTCCAAAGAGGTTGTTCATGCCATATGCAAACGAAGTTGTTGGGATCTACAAAATAGTCAACAAGGCGACAGGAACTTGTTATGTAGGTCAATCGCAGCGCGTTAAGAAGCGCATTCGAGAGCATTTCCGTTTGCTTCGATGGGGTAAGCATCCAAACCCTAGGCTTCAGAATTCCTACAACAAGTATGGTGCAGATAGTTTTGCTTGGGAAATTGAGGCAACGTGTGAAAACACCGATGATCTTGATGTAATTGAAAACGCATTTCTTTCTGGAGAGGCTTGGTTTGAAGAGCCAGTTGTCTTCAACATCGCTGATTTTGCCAAGGCTCCAATGCGAAATAACCGGCACTCTGATGAGGTCCGAGAGCGTATTCGAATTGGACGAAGAGCGACCAAGTTTAACTATCAATCTGAAGAATACAGAGCAGCTTTACGAAAGGCTCATCAAGAAAGACTGTTTTCAGATCCACAATTTGTTGCCAAAATCAAGTTCATAGTAGACAATCCAGACATGTCTTATGCTGAGCGCGGGCGTGCCTTGGGTTCTGACACTGGTAGTGTTAGGAAGTTAGCGCTCAAGTACGGACACTTAAAGGGAGTTTTATAATGGCTCAGACACGATTTTCAGGTCCGGTTCGCTCGGACAACGGTTTTGTAGGGACTTTCCTTTCTGGAACGATCTCTTCTAGCTCCGCCAACATCACGAATCTGGTTGTGACCAGCCTGACCATCGGCAGCACCAAGCTGACGAACGGTTCGGTTTCGGGAACGGTTGCTGGCCAGTTGGGTCGCATTCCGGTTCTGATCGGAAGCACCACGCGCTACATCGCTCTGTACGACAGCCTGACGCCGTAATAACGAGAGGGGGGCTTCGGCCCCTCTTTTCTATGTGATTGTGAGGGAAAGCAACCATGCGTCCTATTAGTTTTACAAGATCACAACCGGCGGCAGATGCAGACAGTGTTGCAAATGAGCAACTGCTGAATGCGTCCGGTGTCATTACGCTAGATGGCGTGCTGGTATCGGGTGGCGTTGCCACATTGACGGTGCCTGCGGTGCTGACTGTGTTCAGCGAGAAGTCGGCCACGGTGAACTTCGTGGTAACCGGCACGGCTCCTAACGGCGCTTCGCAGACCGAGACTCTGGCTGTAACAGCTTCGGGTACGGTGACCGGATCGCTCTCGTTTGCGACGGTGACAAGCGTTGCAGCTTCGGCTCCGACCAGCGCGACGATTAGTCTGGGCAACGGTGTTCCGGGTTACACGGCTTGGATTCCGCTCGACATCTACACGCCGAACCAAGTCACGAACATCTCGAACAAGGTCAGCGGTACGGTCAACTACTCGGTTGAGTACACGAACGAAGATCCGTTTGATCGCAGCATCCAGCAGTTGGCGGTTCCGCATCCGAATGCGAGCTTGACGGCGGCTACGGGTGACGAGACTCAGTTCACGACGACGTTGATGCGTGCGGTTCGCTTGAAGATTAATTCGGGGAGCGGATCGGTTCGCTTTACTTGCGTCCAACAGTCAACGAAGTAAGTCATGGCTAACAAAAAGATCACAGATCTTCCGGCAGCTACGGCGCTTGGTGGAACTGAGCTGTTTGAGTCGGTTCAGTCTGCGACTTCTGTTAAGGCAACGGCTACGCAGATCAAGACGTTTGTTGGGAACTCTCTCAATATAACGAGTGGCGTGTTGGGTTCAGTCACGATCAGTAATGCGATTGGTGAGTTTGACTCTATTACGATCACCACTGGCAATGCGGGGTCTATGACGGTTTCGAATGGAACTTTCAATGCTCCTGTTCTGAACTCGGCTACGTTGAGCGGTGCGGTTGGTAACTTTAGTTCGCTGACTGTTGTCGCTGGCGCTATTCCTTACAACACGATCACGAATCGTGCGACTGGACAGTTTGAGTCTCACGTAGACCAGACGGCGGCATCGGCTAACGTGGCCTATGTCGTACAGTTGAACAACGCTGCTGCGTTTAATGCGGGAATCACGATTGCTTCTAGCACCAACGTTACGGTAGCCGCTTCTGGAATCTATTCGGTCTATGCCAGTTTGCAGTTTGCAAATGCTGACAGCACTAACCACGTTGCTACGTTTTGGTTTAGAAAAAACGGAACCAACATTCCTAACTCGGCTTCGGTTATTTCGGTTCCTAAAGTAGCGGACGGCGGAAAAACTTTGGGTCAAGTGACGATTTTTGAGTCAATGACTGTTAGTAGTTACATTCAGTTGGTGTGGTCGCCGGATAACACCAATGTGAGCTTGGACTACACAGGAGCCTCTGGCGTTATTCCGGAAGTTCCCTCGGTCATCTTCAACATGACGAGAATTGCCTAATGAAGTGCAAGGGCGACTGGTCAGACTGGCAGATGTACTCCAAGGGTGGGGCGGCTAAGAGTCCCGCTTGGCAGCGCAAAGAAGGAAAGAATCCGGAAGGCGGATTGAACGCTGTGGGTCGCCGGTCTGCTAAGGCTGAAGGAATGAACTTGAAACCGCCGGTATCTGCTAAGCAGGCTAAGAAGTCCCCGAAGGCTGCGGCGCGACGTAAATCGTTCTGCGCGAGAATGTCCGGGATGCCGGGTCCGATGAAAGACGAGAAAGGTCGTCCGACTCGGAAAGCGTTATCTTTGCGAAAGTGGGATTGCTGATATGGCTATTAAAAAAATCGTCAAGAAGCGTCCTGCGAAGAAAGCAAAACCTGTTGCGGTTGAGGCACCTAAGTTGTCTTGGCGCGACAAACTGAATGTAAAAGTGATCGTGCTTCAGGCAGAGTTAAATGTGTTGAAGTCACGAATAGTACTGGCTTGGCAATCGCTCAAAGCGAAACTGCGAGGATATTGAAATGAAGTTTAAGTACGTCAAGGAATTTGATTTTCCTGCTGATCGCGGTTTTCGTGGCAGCAACAAGATGCCGTCAAAGGCTGGCGCTTCGGAGCGGGGTATGCCTGCTCGCGTTGGTAAAGCTGTTGGCGCTCCGCGTATGGAGTCAAAGCCGAAGATGGGCAAGGGACAGGGATACGCTGAGGGCGGTCGCGTTCCGGGTTACGACATGGATCGTTTGCCTGCTAAGAAGCCGCCGGGTCGCGGTATGGACTTGGCTCCGTCGAAGCCGTTTAAGGGCAAGTACGAGGGCTACGCTAATGGTGGTCAAACTAAAGGCAAAGGCATGATTGCAACTGCTAAAGAAGCTCTTGCGGCTGCGAGAGCCAACCCCAAGCCAAAGGTTTCTAAGGCTATAGACATGGAGCTTCCGGGAAAGGGAACCGCTATTGACCTTGCCAAACGGAGAGCAGCCGACGCCACCTATAGAGGCAAGGCTGAACTTGCTAAGTTGGCTGCGCTTCGTCAGAAGATGGGCGTTAAGCCGCGTCCGATGCCTGTAGTTGGCAAGACAAAAGCTCAGATGGCTGCTGCTGGATTGCAAGCTCGTAGCACAAAACCCGCGATGGCTTCCGTTAACCGCGCTGAATACATTGCTGATGAAACCGGTCAGTACGATCCGTCGCGTGGCTCTGGCGCTGGTATGGTGATGACTGCTACCCCAGTTTCAACGACTGCTGAAGCTCAGCCCCAGTACGGCATGCGCCGTCCGATGGAATACGCCAAGGGTGGCAGCGCCAAGGGCAAGAAGATCGCCAAGGTCATGCGCGAGTACAAGGAAGGCAAACTGCACTCAGGCTCCAAGAAAGGTCCTGTGGTGAAGAACCCGAAGCAAGCGATGGCGATTGCGCTGTCGGAAGCCGGTGCTAAGAAGAAGGCCGAAGGCGGCATCTTCAACGACGAGTACATGGCGTATGAGTCCAAGGGTCCGAAGACTCGTGGTACGGCTCGCAAGGGTCGTGAGCAAGGTCGCAAGGATCGCATGGAGCGATTGGCTCTTGAGAAAATGCGCCGCGCTGAGAAGTATGCTCCGGGCTTGAGCTTGGATATGGCTGATAAGAAGTCCAAGGGCGGAATGCCGGTGCATCGCCGTAAGCCGATGTATGGCGGCGGTAAATGCTAAGATAGCTTCCGTGTAGTCAGAGGGGTCTGCTCGGTGCAGT